ACAGCTGCCCATCGGGGTGCGATACAAGCAAGTTGCTATCCGATGACCTCAAAAACAAATTGTACTACGATGGTTTTTGAAAAGTTCTGTATCACTACTCGCACCAAACAATGAAAATCCGAACCTTTTCTCGAAAGAGAAGGGTTCGGATTTTTTATTTTCCTTGCGCTGGGATTTTCTGATTTACAAACCTGAAGTGCTGTATTATAATAAAGTAATCACACAACAGGAGGCTCCTCAGAATGTCCCATTTGATTGAAACGGTATACAACCTGCTCTGGGGTGATCTGTTCACCCTGCCGGTGGGCGGCGGCATCGGCATTTCGCTGATGGCGGTGCTGCTGCTCACGGCGGGCGTGTTCTTCACCCTGCGCACCCGGCTGCTGCCCGTGCGGCTGTTCCGGGATATGATCGCCGCTGTCTGCGAAAAGAACCAGAGCAGGGACAGCCTTTCCTCTTTTCAGACGCTCATCGTCTCCACGGCCACCCGGGTAGGCATGGGCAATCTGGTGGGCGTGGTGGCGGCAGTGTCTGCCGGTGGTGCCGGTGCGGTGTTCTGGATGTGGGTCACGGCCCTGCTGGGGGCCTCCACCTCCTTTGTGGAATCCACACTGGCCCAGAAGTACCGGCAGCCCGACCCGCTCTATGGCGGTCAGCGCGGCGGCCCAGCTTACTACATCCATGTGCTGGCCGAGCGCAAGCGGGGCAAAAAGCTGCGTCATTCCATCATCGCGGTGTTGTTTGCCATTTCGGGCCTCATCTGCTGGTGCGGCATCAGCCAGGTCATCAGCAACTCGGTCAGCTCTGCCTTTGCCAATGCGTTCTCCATCCCGCCCATTGTGACCACGGTGGTGCTGGTGGTGCTCTCGGCGGTCATTGTCCTGCGCAAGGATGCCACCGTGAAAAGCCTGGATGTCATCGTGCCGATCATGGCGGTCTGCTATTTCGTGATGACGGTCATCATCATTGCGGTAAATTTCCGCCAGCTGCCCGCTGTGCTGGGCCGCATCTTCTCGGAAGCCTTCGGCCTGCGGCAGGTGGCCGCGGGCGGCTTTGGCGCGGTGCTGATGAACGGTGTCAAGCGCGGCCTGTTCTCCAATGAGGCAGGCAGCGGTTCGGCCCCCTGTGCGGCAGCGGCTGCCTCCTGCGATGACCCTGTGAAGATGGGCTTTGTGCAGGCACTGGGTGTCCTGATCGACACGGTGGTCATCTGCAGCTGCACTGCCTTTATGATGCTGCTGGCTCCCGCAAATGTCACCACTGGGCTGACCGGCATGGACCTGCTGCAGGCAGCGGCGCAGTACCATCTGGGCAGCTTTGGCGTGGTGTTCATTGCCGTCACGCTGGCGCTGTTCAGCTTCTCCACCTTCATCGGCATCCTGTTCTATGCCCGCTCCAATGTGGCGTACCTCTTTGGCGACCGCTGGGGCTGGCAGACAGCCTATAAGGTGCTGGCCCTTGTCATGCTGATGGTGGGCGGCCTGGAAGCCTATACCGTGGTGTGGGATCTGGGCGACGTGGGCATCGGCCTGATGACCATATTCAATCTCATTGCCCTCTACCCCATGTCCGGCGAAGCCATTGCCGCCTTGCGGGATTACGAGCGCCGGAAACATCTGACTCAAAACTGACCCTGCCGACAGTTTCCGCAGAAAAGCTGCAAAAATCCGAAAAAAGTAGTTGACAAATCGCCCGCAGTCTGATAAAATAAACAAGTCGTCCGGCAACGGACGTGAACAGAATCTGGGCGTGTTCCCGAGTGGCCAATGGGGACAGACTGTAAATCTGCTGCTTTTCAGCTTCGGTGGTTCGAATCCACCCGCGCCCACTAAGATAAAACACCTAGAAACGTAAGTTTTTGGGTGTTTTTCTTTTGCTGTAACCCACAGTCAAACCCACTTTCTGCGGAAAACTATGCAAAAATCAACAAAAATAGGCTGCCACGCATCACACTCGCATGGCAGCCTTTTCGTTACCCTCTCACCACGGCATTGTAAAGCATCTCCAGGAACTGCACCGCGCTGGGTGCGCCGGTCAGCGGGTAGCCAGCCAATTGCTGAACGCCCTCGGGGTTCAGCGCCCAGGCTTTCTCTGCTGCACGCCGGACGGCACTTTGAATGGCGGACCACTTGCAGCGCCGCTGGTCTGAGATGGGGGTATAGATCTCCTTCTGTACGGCTTCCAGCCGGTCCTCCTGCTCACAGATCAGAGCCACACATTCGCAGAGAACACGGTAATTCCTTGAGCTCCGGGTAATCCCCAGCGGCCTGAGAATTTGATCCAGCTGGGCAGGGGAGTCCGAAATTTTCATGTCAGGCATAGTTTGCACATCCTTTCCATCCAACTTTAACCGGAAAATGTCAGAATGTGCCGGATAATGCGGAATGCGTCGGAATATGCCGAAACGTGCCAAAAGAAAACAGCCCCGAGGAACCGTCAGGCTCCCCGGGGCTGCTGCTATGTACTCTTACTTGATTTTCCCCTGCATCTGATCCAGCAGCTCATCTGCGTGGATGGCCTCGGGGGTGAAGGAGTTGTTCTCCCACCATGCCCAGATGGCGGCAGCGGTGGTCAGGCCAGCGGTCACCCACTGCTCCACGCTGGCGCTGTCGATGGGCAGCGGGCTTTTGCCTGCTGCACTCAGCAGCTGGTTGACGAGGGCCAGTGCCAGCACAACGGTGCGGGCGATGGTCGCGGCGGGGATGGCGGGGGTGTTGTTCTCAGTGATGTGTGCGTTCATAATGTCAGTTCCTTTCTTCAGTCGTGGATGGGTAAAGCGCAGGCTCTCTTGTACAATTCCGTACCGGTGCCGTTGCCGCCCATCACATGATAGGTCTTGTAGAGGTAATTCAGGTTGCGCAGACCGTCGCGGGTGATGTACCCCAGCTCCATAAAACGGTAGCACTCGGTATAGATGCGGTCGTGCAGCAGGGCCAGCACCGCGTCCCACAGGGCCTTGATCTTGGGGATGGCGGCAAGGATCGCGCCGCCGATCAGAGCACAGAGCCACCCGGCCCAATACTCCGTGATAAACTGCCACATCGGCATCAGCCCCCTTTCACGCGGCTCAATCCCGCCCGCTGGATGATGCCCGCGTAGTCCTTGTAGGCCACGCTGAGGTCTGCGCCCTTGGCGATGCCGGGAATCTTGCCGCTGCTGGTGTACTGCCACATGCCGAAGGGCCAGCCGGGGGCGGGCTTCTTGGTGCGGTAGGCCGCCAGCCATACGTCGTAGGGCTTGAGGGCCGCGCCGCCCATGTAAAGGTTGGTCTGTCCGAAGTTCAGGCCGGTGTAGAGCATGGCGTACACGCCCCAGCTCTCCACCACGCTCAGGCAGTGGGCCACGATGTCAGTCAGAGCGGACTTGCTCAGGGCCTCCTGCAGCTTGTCCTCAATGTCCACAGCCACCGGCAGCTGGAAGGCTCTGCCGCCCAGCGCCTGCTTGAACAGGGCCAGCTCCCTGTCGGCCTGTGCCTTGGTGGTGGCCTTGAAGTAGCCGTACACGCCCACCGGGATGCCCAGGCGCTGGCACTCGGCGTAGTTGCGGGCGAAATAGGGGTCAATGTAGGGCTTGCTGGGCTTGCCCTCTTTGCTGTTGCCCATGGCCCGGATCATCACGCCGGAGACAAGGCCGCTTGCCTTGACCTTGTCCCAGTCAATGCGGCCCTGCCATTTGCTCACGTCAAGTATTGTTCTGGGCATTCTCTTTTTCCTCCTGTTCCTTCAGGTACTGCTCCACCGCATCCCGCAGCTTGGCGGGCACGGCTTCCAGCTTCTTCACGCCCTTGCGCACAAGGTCAGCGTAAATCGGGATCATAAAGTTCATTCGGTTTCACTCCCTTCCGCCTGCTCGTACAGACTGCACAGCGCCAGCTGCAGGTCGGTCATGGAGCTTTCCTGTGCGGACAGCTGCTCTTTCAGCTGGGCGTTCTCGGCTTCCAGGTCAGCCACCCTCTGGGGCAGTGCATCCTGCTCAGCTTTCTTACGGTCAGCTTCGGCTTTGGCATCTTCAGCGGCCTTTTTATCAGCTTCCCGCTGAGCCAGCTCTTCGGCGGTGTAGCGGATGTACCGCATCACCGGCACTTCCTCATCCCAGGCTGGCTGAGGGTCAACGCCGGGCACGTCGATGACCTTCACGGTGTCCCGACCGATTTCTACGCCGTCGCGGTAGTAGATCGCATGGGTGCCATCCGGCAGTTTGGCTGTCTCTCTGTGCCACTGCGGAGCCGCTCCCTCTACGGCATCATGGTGAATGACTTCCACATCTTCCACCAGATAGCCCGCTTCCAGATCCGGCTCAGTGGTCAGCACTGCGCCGGTTTCATCAATGATTTTCATAGGGGCTCCTTTCATGCTGCATCATCCACACGTACCCAGATGTACAGGGAGTGATAGGGGTTCAGGATGCTCATTGCCTGGCCGCTGCCGGTGCTTCCGATGCTTACGGTATGGGTATGAGCACCGGCTTCGTTCATGCCAACACCGTGGGTGTGATCTCCTACCCAAGAGGTGGTAGGGGTGCCGTTATCAGCATACTGTCCATATCCACTGTTCTCGCCGGCCATCATTGGCCCATTCTTATTCGTAATCGCTGCACTCACTGTATGATTATGTCCGCCTGCACCGCCAGTCCATGCGCTATGGCTATGGGAACCTGCCGAGCCAGTAGAACCGCTGTGGTTATGGCTGGGCATTTCGGCCACAGTCTGGGTGTGGGTGGCGCTGCCGCCGGTAGTGCCTGCGGGGTAAGCATCGGATGCACCCATGATGAACTCTCCTTCGATACGTTCCCAGGTGCCGCCGATAAAGCTTGCCGGAGATGTCGGGTCATTGCTGGCCCAGAATTTGATTTTGGAGTTATCCTCTTCCCGCTGCTGTGCGAGCATTTCCTTGATCAGCGCCCGGGTCGCAGCCGCATCTGCAGGAGCACCTTTAATAGAAACAGTCGGGTCAGTGTTTGCCGCTTTTTTGGCTTCCTCCGCCCAGTTCTTGGATGCTTCCTCACTGGCTTTGGCATTGGTAGCAGAAGTCGCCGCTGCCGTCTTGCTCTTCTCTGCCTCCCCGGCCTTGGTGGCGGCGGTGGAAGCGCTCCCCGCAGCGTCGGTGGCCTGCTG